GCTTTACAAATTTCATGCAACCGACTGGGGGTCCCGGGACTCGTCCCGCAACCCGAAGGCGGATCACTTGACCCGACCTTGTGACGGCTGCGGCGTGCCCTACGGCGCCCAGCGGGCATCATCGCGCTTCTGTTCGGACAACTGCCGCAAGCGCGTGGCGCGCGGTAGCAAGAAGGTCAGGCCCCCGCGCCGCCAGGTTGTCTCCGACAGATTTTGTGACACTTGCAACAGGCACATTGGGCGATATCGGATGGGCGATTTGCCCTTGGCAACGTCGCGATGCCAGCCGTGCAGGCGCACGAATCCGACGATCAAGGCGGTGCGTGTTGAGCGGCGAGTGCCGTGCGCCTGCTGCGGGGCGCTGCGCTATAGGGGCAAGCCTGCTTGGGATGGTTTGCTGATGTGCAAGGGCTGTCGGGTCAAGCATCCCAACGTTCACATCCAGCGGATTGCCAAGCCGTGCCCACAGTGTGGTGTTGATTTTGTGCCTCGTGGTCTGGGCGTCCGTGGGTTTTCTGTGACGTGTTCGAAGCGTTGCGCCCAGCACTTGCGCGTGGGGCGGGCGCCCGGTGATGACGGTTATACCCACAGCGGTCGCCGGGTCGTTCTTGAGTTGTCGAGGCCGGGGTTATCTCGCGTGCGGCGGGATGCCCTGCTGCACCGGTGGGTTGCCGATGGTCGTTTGTGTACTTACTGCGAAGCGCTGGCGTCGTCGGTTGATCATGTTGTCCCGCTTCACCGGGGCGGTACTAACTATGAGGGCAACCTCGCTCCCGCTTGTCGGCCTTGTAATTCTTCGAAGGGTCGCCACCTGCTGACTGAATGGAGTGGCCGTGACGGTTCGCGCCTGCGACGTTTGCGGGACGCAGTACGAGGCCAAGCGTCCTAGTTCGAAGTATTGCTCTGAGCGGTGCCGCAAGCGTGCCCAGCGGTCGCCTCAGGGGCCTGTCACGGTGGTTCCGTTCACCCCTCCCACACCTCATGCTGGCGCCATTACAGCGACCACAGTTCGGGAGCTTGAGGCGGCGGAGATGCTGGACTCGTCCCTGGGACAGAAGGCGCTGATGTTGGCGATGCGACTGGACAGTGTGACAGCTGATACGGGGTCTTCTCTGGCCGCGGTATCTCGAGCACATGACGAGATGATGCAGCGGGCGCTTGAGTTGGGCAAGGTTGAGGCTGACCCGCTTGACGAGCTGGCCACCCGCCGTCGCGAGCGTCGTGCTCGAGCCTAAGATTCTCGGTTCTCAGGAGCCTCGGTTCCAGTTCGCGCCGCCGCAGGTGAGTAATGCGAGTGGTGAGGCGATCGATCTGTGTGCGCAGATTGGTATGCCAATGGATCTGTGGCAGCAGACGTCGCTGCGGTTGATGTTGGGCGAGACGGCTAGCGGCGGTTGGTCGGCGTTTGAGTTTGGTCTGGTGGTGCCTCGTCAGAACGGTAAGGGCGGCGTCCTCGAGGCGCGGGAGCTGGCCGGATTGTTTCTGTTTGGTGAGGAGCACATCATTCATTCGGCGCATGAGTCGTCGACTGCTGCTGAGGCGTATTTGCGGATGCGGAACCTGATTGATGGCACGGACTGGCTGTCGAAGCGGGTCAAGAAGATGATCGGTTCCCCTGGTCGCCAGTACATTGAGCTGCATAACGGTGCGCGGTTGTCGTATAAGACGCGGACTGGTGGTGGTGGTCGTGGGTTTTCTGCCCCGACTGTGATTTTTGATGAGGCGCAGCATTTGAATGCGGCGCAGATTGCGGCGTCGATGCCGCTTGTGTCGACGTTTGAACCGTATGCGCAGCTGATTTATGCGGGCACGGTGAAGGAAGGCGCTCGTACTTTCCGGGGTGTGGTGGAGCGTGGCCGGGCGAAGCTTGGTACTCGGCTTGGTTATGCGGAGTGGTCTGCTCCTGAGGAGTCTGACCCGAATGATCCGGCTGCATGGGCGCAAGCCAACCCGGCTTTGGGGATCCGCATTACGCAGGCGTACGTGCAGGCAGAGCATGACTCGTTCGTGGCTGGTGGTGCGGAGGAAGAGTTCAAGCAGGAGCGCTTGTCGATTTGGCCTCCCGCCGATCAGTTGGGCACTGTCATTCCGGTCGCGGAGTGGGGTGCTTCGGAGATGCAGTTCGGTACGCCCGGCCCGGGGGTAACGGTTGAGATGGGCCTTGGCATTACTCCTGACAGGGAGTGGGCGTCGGTTGGCTTCGCCTGGATGATCGATGGCAAGAAGCACCTCGACGTGGTTCGCCGGCCCGGGACGGACTGGGTTCTGTCTTACCTTGTGGACACTGCCGATGGTCGCGAGGTGTGTGTTGATCAGGGTGGGCCTGCCGCGACGCTGTTGGTTGCGATGGGTGCGGCTGGGCTGAAGGTTCGCCTTGCTGACACTGCGGCTTACAAGACGGCGTGCGCGATGTTTGTTGATGATGTGAAGTATGACCGCATCCGGCACCGGGGTCAGCAGGCACTCACTGAGGCTGCTGTTGGTGTCAAGGAGCATGGCGTTGGTGACTCGTGGGTGTTCGCCCGTCGTGATTCTGGTGTGCCGATCGATCCGCTTGAGGCGGTGAATCTTGCAGCTTGGGGCCTGACCCCCGATCCGAAAGAGAAGGTTTTCTTCGTGCAGAACTTGGCCAGTTACTTGTGAGGCGTTTGCGCCGGTGGGTTCGGAGGCATCTCTCTGACCTGTTGGAGTTCTTGGCTGTCGTTTTGGTCACCGCTCTGGTGTTCCGGTATTGGGGTTTGTTTTGGGCTGGGGTTCCGGTGGCTGTTTATTGTGTGGTTTGGTCGATCGGTTTGGGGCGGGGTAGGAAATGAGTGCTCTGACCCGCGCGTTGGCGTCACCGGTGGTTGAGGCGCGAGGTATTTTGCCTGGCCCGTGGGATGGTTCGGCGTTGGCTGTGCCTGCTCCTGGTTCGACGGGTCAGTGGTCTACGGCTGGTCAGCGGGTTGATGAGCCGTCGGCGTTGGGTATTGTGACTCTGTTTGCGGGTATCCGCATTATTGCGGATGCGGTGTCGACGACTCCGGTTCGGGCTGTGACGGTGAATGCGGATGGGACCCGGAGTCCGGTGGCGCCGTCGCCGAATCAGGTGACGTCGCCGTTTGATGGGTGCACGCTGCAGGAGGGGTTTTCGCAGCTTGTGACGTCGCTGATCTTGCGCGGCAACGCTTACTTGTATGGGACGGGCTGGACGTTCAAGGCGGGCAAGGCGATCCCGTCGGCGATGCGCATTTTGCACCCGGACCAGGTGTCTGTTGCTTGGGGCACGGATGGGCAGCGGTCGTACAAGATCAACAACACGCTTGTGGATTCGTGGAAGATGTTTCATCTGACGGGGTTCATGTTGCCGAACTCGCCACGCGGCGCGTCGATCATTGAGTACTGCCGCAACGCGCTCGGTATTGGGATTGCGTTGGAGGATGTTGCTGGTCAGTATTTCCAGAATGGTTTGATGACGACCGGCATGGTGTCGACGGATATGCCGTTGACGGATGATCAGGCGCGGCAGGCGGCGGCGCAGTTCCAGGGTCGCCATGCGGGTTCGGGTCGCGCGTTTCTGCCCATTGTGTTGGGTGGTGGTGCGAAGTTCACCCCGATCTCGTTGTCGTTGCAGGATGCACAGTTTCTGCAGTCGCGGCAGTTCTCCGCGAATCAGATGGCCACCCTTCTGGGGATCCCGCCGCACCTGCTTGGCATTGTTGACAAGACGACCAGCTGGGGTACCGGTATTGAGGTTCAGGGTCGCGCGTTCGTTGACTATGCGTTGCGGTCGTTTTATGTCCGTATCGGCAACCTGCTCACGTCGATTCTCCCGGATGGGATGTTCGCCGATTTCATTACGGATGCGATCACTCGTGCGGATACGGCGATCCGGTATCAGAACTATGCGGTCGCGTTGGGGTCGAACAACGGTGTCGGGTGGATGTGCGTGGACGAGGTTCGCGCATTTGAGGGCATGGCCCCGTTGCCGAATGGTGCGGGGCGTACATATTTTGTCCCGGCTGCTTCGGTGCCGGTTGGTTCTTCTCCGACAACTTCGGGGGCTATTGGTATTCCGGTGACCGATCCCTCGACGGGTGCGGTTGGTAATGACGACGCGGCGACAGGGGAAACAACATGGTAATTCAGGCGACTAGGCGCATGGTCACGGACAGTGGCCTTGATGTTCGTGCGGCGGGTAAGGGTGTGACGGTTGAGGGTTATGCTTCGACGTTTGATCAGCCGTACAACATGGGTTGGTATTCGGAGACGGTTGAGCGGGGCGCGTTTACTCGGACGCTGAAGAGCAACCCCGATGTCCGTTTCCTGGTCAACCATGATGGTTTGCCGTTGGCGCGTACGACGTCTGGGACTTTGCAGCTGTCGCAGGATTCGACGGGTCTGCACATTCGTTCGCAGTTGGATTCGTCTGACCCGGATGTGCAGCGTCTTGTTCCGAAGATGCAGCGCGGGGATCTGAACCAGATGTCCTTCGCGTTCGGGATCGTCGAGGATGAGTGGTCGGATGATGACACGAAACGTTCCCTCCGCGAGCTTTCGCTTTCTGGTGGCGACGTGTCGGTGGTGACGTACCCGGCTAACCCGAATGCGGGCATTGCGTTGCGGATGCGGACGCTGGTCGATGAGGACCCGGTGAA